CGGCATTTTATTTCCGCAAACGCCGCGATGCCGCCATCACGCACCAGCCCGAAATCAAGCTGATCATACTGTGGCAGCTTCACAAAATCCACGTTCCAAACGCGGCTGACTGATTGCATTGTTTGCAGTTCTAGCACCCGATTTGCTTTGGTTTCCATCTCATCCCCCGTTCGGATCATATGACAGATTGTTTGGATTAAACGGTATGATGTTGTGTTTGTTGCGCTTGTTTTTGCAGTAATCAGCGCGGATCACGCCAAGCGGCTCAACACCATCTTCGATGTGTCGCGGATAAACCCGCACCTCGATGCCGGTTTTTCCTTTAAACAAATGTATCGTCAGATCTTTAACGTCGATCCAGCTTTCCGCTGATAGCATCGTATATGTGCGATCACCGATTGTTTGATAGCCATCATCCATTCGCCAAGATCTCCCGCGTTACATAACAAAATGTGTCAATATCCATTTCGCACGCATATCGCCAGTCGTGCTTTTCAGCAATGTCACCGGCCATCACGAAAAATGTCAGATATGTCAATGCTTGAACCGGCACCCTCACCCGCGTCTTTTGTCGATCCAGCCGGTAAAACAATGCAGGCATTTTATCGCCGCCAGCATATTCAGCCGCCGCGCATACCTGATCCCACCACGCACTATCCACCCCCGATTTTCGCCTTTTGCATTCCAAAACAAAAGGAAAATCGCAATCATTAGTGACCAAATCGCCAAGGTGTTTCTCGCGTGTCTGATCCAGTTCACGCACGAACGTGATGCCAAGCTGATCGTATAATTCCTTTGCAATTTCATATTCATAGCCCTTGCCTTTATTGCGGCTTTTCAATCCAGACATCGCTGCCCCCGTTTAAGTGGTTTCGCACATCATTGCCGAAATCGATTAAATCTGTAAAGCGGAAATTTAAGTGTTGCAAAATGTGACTGCGTGGAATACGGTTGCGGAATGAAACGGGAAATCGGAAAAGAATGGCGCGACGCTGACCTGACACACTTATCTGTCAGCCAGCTAAATCGCACGCCAGCATATTGGATTTACGCATATTTGTATTTGCGTGATGATCGTAAAAACATAACTGTCGGTGAAAACGCCGCAGTCGGCACAGCAGTGCATAACGGCTTGCAGTCAATCGTCTGCCACGGTCAAGACATCACTGATCAGATCTTGGCAGCGCAGATTGCGTTTGATTTCCACGATGCTAATCAGGATGCCGCAAAGCGCGAAAAATACCGTGACTGCATACCGGCTATGATCCGCAATGGCGTGGATATATTGAGCGAATACGGCTTTGTGGGTGCGGTCGATGAAGAACGCATCGAAACGTGGCTGGATGGCGTCAACGTGCCGCTGATCGGCTTTGTTGATCTACTGGTGCCGGATACGATGTTTTGTGAAATAAAGACCAAAGCACCGCGCAAAACAAAGCTGCTGAAAGATGGCACGCAGGGTTGGGCAAAAGCCACATTGCCAAAAGCACCAGAAAAAGCGCACGTCGCACAAGCGGCGATTTACCATTACGCGCTGCAAGTGACGCCATCGATCTGTTATGTGACTGACCACGATGCGGTGATGTTTACGCCATTCAACTGTGATGAATTGAAAGCCGACGCATTAGCTGATGCCGTTGAAGATATGCGGCAAAAGGCATTGATCCGGCAGAACCTGTTGCGGGTCAGCACCGATCCGAAAGTGCTGGCCAGCTTCACTGATCCAGACTGGTCGCATATGTATCAGTGGAAAATTGAAACCGAATATTTAGAAAAGGCGAAAAAACTATGGAAGCTGTAAAACTCGACAAAGCATTGAGCGATTTCCGCAATGCGGCAACGCTTGGCAAATCTGGCAAGAACCCGATGTTCAAAAGCCAATACAGCACGCTTGGTGATGTGCTATCTGCGCTAAACAAAATATCTGACTATGGTTTGGCGTTTAAACAATATTTCAGTGACGATTGTTTGGTCACGACTGTGTCGCATATTGAAACCGGCGAAAAGTTCGACAGTGCCATACCGATCCGGCCAGAAAAGAACACACCGCAGTCATACATTAGCTGCGTGACCTATCTGCGCCGCGCTAGTTTAATGACGATGTTCGGATTGAATGCAGATGATGATGATGGTAACTTGGCATCTGGCAATGGCGCGTCTTCCTCCCGTTCGCAGCCTATGTCAAAGGCACCGGCAGTCGCTCCCACTTCGGCTGTCGGTGCCGCCTCCCCAAACATCGATAAAGAATTGCAGCAATGCAATAGTGCGCGTGATGTCAACGCGCTTTACACCAATCTGGTGCGTGTTCGTGACGTGACGCCAGATGAAATCGAAAAAATGCGTATTAGAAAAGAGGAATTGAAATGAGCGATTATGATGATACAAATCGGGGCGCGATCTTTAAAAACGACAAAACATCTGACAATCAGCCAGACTATACCGGCAAGATCAATGTCGATGGCGTTGAAAAGCGCATAGCTTTGTGGATACGCGAAAGCGCAAAAGGCACCAAATATATGTCAGCCGCTATCAGCGACCCACAGCCGCCGCAAAGCCAGCCGCAGGGTCAGCCGCAGGGTCAGCCGGTAACATTGTCACAAGCTGTTGATGATGCGATCCCGTTCTAAACCAAAAACATCACGCCGGATGCCGCGCCTTGAGCGTTGCATCTGGTGTGAAAAAGATGTGGATCTAAACGGCCACGACTATGTGTGTGACGGCAGTAAACAAGTGCTGCACGTTGAATGCTTCAATGACAGATTGGGTATAATAAATGCAAATCGACAAAAACATACCGCTGCCACCTAAACGGCACGCGATCAGATCAAAAGCCGTGGCTTTTGTTGATACGATGGAAGCGGGTGACAGTGTGCTATTTGATGATGTGTTGGATGCCAACAGACTGCGTGACGCGCTGCGTTATCGCGGCATCAAAACGTCAATGCGTAAAGGTGACGACGGGGTGCGGGTATGGCGTCTGTCGTAAAGGTGCCATCATATGAGGAATTGCGTGCTTGCTTGCAAATCCCCAAAGCAACCCCGCCACTTGACCGGCTTGGTCGGCGCAATACAGCAACCACACCAAAAGCGTTGCTGATCGAACGTGTAAAAAGAGAGCAGTGTTAGCTGCTCTTTTTCTTGTTTTGGAAACTTTCCAGCGCACCCGCACCAAAGTAAAAGCCCAGAATGATCATCATCGCATAATTGATGCTGAATTGTTCCATCACTTTCGTGACTGCATCTGGATCGCCTTTACCCACGATTGTCATCGTCAGCACGATGATATAACTGGCCAGAAACGTAAAACCAAACATCAGTGCCAGATAGCGTTGTGCCAGCTTAAATGGCGCATAGGCATTCATCAGATCGATGCGTGCTTTGCTCTTTGCAGCAATCTCTTCTTCAGTGCTTGTGTGCATATCATCGATCAGCTTCATACCCTGCTTGACGACATCGCCTGACCCCAAGATTTTACCCAATACTGCAAGCATCTTAATAACTCCAAACATTCGGGCGCGGTGCGCCGCCAAACGTATCTAAATGCAAAAACCTTGCACTGCCTTTTTGTGCCACACCGATGCCAGTGAAACCCATTTGAAACGCCAGCCGCATCAGTTCGTGCGCCTGTTGTCCATTGCACGCAATATCGACCGCACAGCCGCGCGTATGCACTGACAGTTTGCCGGTCGGCTTGCTGGCTTCGATGCTGTGCTTCGGGCTGCGATAGCCGCTGGTGACGGTCATTGGCTGACCGTACACATCACGCAGTTCTTGCAGCTTTGCCATAAACGATGCTGACATATTGCACTCGCCGGTTTCACTGCACGCAAATTCGTCTTTGCTGAAATTAGGATATTTTTCCCAGTCCATTTAAATGCCTCATTTCCATAATGACATCAACCGCGTGATGCCAGCTATCAGCCTCGTTTTCAGCCGTAAACCGTGTCGGTGACACCCGTTTGGTTTTGTGCCGTAACAACGATGTGACGGGCATAAACAGGCAACGTCTTGATTGGGGCTGAACCAGAGCGACAATATCATAATCCTCAATTGTTGGGCTGCGTTTGTTGCCGCCGTGACCAAGTTGGAAATGGCAAGACGGGCTTCGACGCCTAGTAGGTAAACACGGGTTCGATGCTTTAACTTGAATGCGTAAAATCGTTTCATCCTGAAAAGCCACCAAATCGATTGCGGTTTGCTGTGCCATTGCCACGCGCCAATCTAACGCCAAAATCGCAGCAGCGGCAATATGCTCACCAATCAGCCCAAGTGTCACAGACAACTAAATCGCCATAATTAGCCAAACAACACCGCCAAGTGTCAGTGCAATAAGCCCTGCAATCAACCCCCAAACAATCAAATTATCGATAAACTCTTGTCGGGCAATTTCTTCTTCTTTTTTGCGTTTTCTGATTTCGCCTTGCAGCCTGATGATCTGTTGCCAAGCATTCATCCCATAATGCCCGATCACGAAATTGCGTAATTCATTTTCCATCTGTTGCGCTTTTTTTAAACAAGCAAAACTTTCCAACGCCTCTTCTTCAACCGACCCAAAGCGGCGCGATTTAGCAATGCCGTGTGATGTTTTGATGTTTTGTATTGCACCCATCCAGCGACCAAGATCGCCAGACATACTTTCGATCTCTTTACCGGCTGCAATGCCTTTTTTAAGCAGGTTATAGCTGGTCGTGGCGGCTGCTAATAATGTGACGGGATCCATTTTGCCACCTCAATGTTTGATTACTCCCGCACTAAATAAATCACCCAGATCAGCATAAACGTCTGGATCAGATCGATCATTGGTATCTGTATCATTTGCGTTGCCTCATTCGCCATAACCGCCAGAACACCAACACCATCGCACCGAACGCAGCGGCCATACCAAACCAGCTTTCAAGCGCGTCAACCCACATTGGCGCGGATAAGCCAGTTGCAATGGTTGCAATATCAATTTGTGTGTCGTTGTCCATTAGGCATACGGGCTTGTGCCGCAACAAGCTGGCCAAGCTGCCTTTAGTTCTGCGATTGTTGTCGCGCTGTCGCCAGCGGTCGGTGCATCGCGCAGTGCTTGCTTGTCAGCCACAATCTGTGTGGTGCTTGCGCCAGTTTCTTGCGCTTTCATAAAGTCAGTGTCCAGCGCGGCAAGCAATGGTGTGCGTGCTTCGCGGATCTTGTCAGCAAAGATGGTCTTGGCACCATCCAGATCTTCAGTGATCACAGAACCGTTTAACACCCACGCGCCACGAAAATCGCGGCTTGATGGCACTGTTGCAGTGCTTGCATCGATTTGGTTGCCATCGCGGTCAACAATGTAAGTTGTTACAGGCATTTTAGTCCCCTATGCGGCCAGTTTGTCAGTTGTCAAATCGTCTTTGATCTTCCACGCATTACGCCATTCGCGCGTGGCTGGCAGTTGATCTTTGTGGCATATTACCATCTTCGGCTTGTTCCCGCTATCCCACGTCTGCCAAATGTGTTGCGGTATGTCTTTCATTATCAAATAT